GATACACTTGTGGACAGCCCATGGGAGCCCTGTCTTCCTGGGCATCAATGGCCTTAGTGCACCATGCACTGGTTTGGTTGGCGGCGTTTAAGTGTGGACAACTCCGAGAGGAGAAGTCTCCACTTCCACGCTGGATCCACTTCACCGCCTATTTAGTTTTAGGTGATGATGTGGTAATCGCAAATAAGGATGTGGCAGAGGCCTACTCGTCCATATGTTCTTCACTTGGGATTAAGATTGGTCTACCGAAAAGTTACATTAGCGGCTCGCTGATGAACTTTGCGAACCAAACTTACCTCAAGTCTGAGAATATCTCTCCTTTATCACTGCGCGAAGAGCTTAACGTGAAGGGATTTCCATCCCGGATCGAAATGGCTACTAGAGCTGTGAGAAGAGGTTGGATAGACTTAGAGAAGAACGGATGGGTTGCGCCACTTATCAAATTATTTGTTCATCCCATTACCTGGGAAATGATACAAAAGGATCTGAACCGTGGAGTAAACCACCCATTGGTGAGTTGGATCCTTTCCGGCCTACTCGCTCCATGTACCAACAAGCTGTCGGTAGTGAAGCCAGTAGCTTCCATTAGTGAATACTTGGCGACGATGTCGCGAAAAGTACTCTTCTGGAATAAGCCGCTAAAGGATCTTGGAACTTGTGAAAGTTCTAAGGGTAAAACCGAATTCCTTCGTATGCTTCTGCTCAAACGAGCACAAGCGTTGAAGGGATCTTACGAGAAGTCTCTTCGTTTAGTTGAAGGCTTTGAGAAGTTTCTTTGGAAAAACGTGTCAACCGACCGTTTACCAATACTTCTTATGGCCTATCAAACGACAGCGAAGAAACGACTCGAGTGGTGGCGTCGAGAGTATCTCGCAACAGTAATGTTGGTGATCTCTGGACCTCGTCATAACCTTAACGACTCCGCCTATGCACAGTATTGCGACTGCGTAACTCTTGAAGAGCTACTACAGAAGCTGTATGATGCAGAGAAAGAGTTGCCTGTTATTCTATCGTACGAGGGTAAAACGATTAATGATTTCTTCGCTTCAGCAAGAATTGCCGAAGATGAAAAAGTCATGAAAGTTTTCCTCTCCCAGATGGAGCTCTTAAGAGCTACAGACGAAGCCTTTGAATCGGCTCCGTAAGTAGGCATCTTTGGGTCCCGCTAGTGATAGCGGGAGAGACACCCGGAAGTTCGTGGTCGTAACCACGTAAGAGGAACAACTTACCAAACCGTTCTGGCCCTCAGTCGACATTGACTTAC